ATAATTGGGGACCCCGAACATAAAGATTTAGAATTAACTTTAAGGGACGCAATAATGACAATTAAAGGAGACTCTTAAGTAAATCCTTACTGAACGATTCGGAGTATTCTCCATCTCCCATAACTTGGTCGATAATTCCCTTTTTCTTTTGTAATATATTATAGATTATTTTCTCAACCGTATTCTCAAACACGGGATAATAAACTAACACACTATTCTTTTGACCGTAACGATACGCCCTATCTTCGGCTTGACTATGATGTGCGGGTACAAATGATAAATCATTCATAACAACAACTTCACCCGCAGTTAAAGTAATACCAACACCACCAGCAACAATATTTGAAATGAATATTTTTATTTTATCTTCATTTTGAAATCTATCAACACTCTCTTGTTTCTTTTCTTTAGACATACTACCATTTAATATTACGGAGTTCTTTTTGTATTTCTCATGTAACATATCTAATGACATTGTAAAGTTAGTGAATACAATAACTTTCTTTCCTTGGTCTAAACATTTATCTATAATCTCACAAGTATATGGAATTTTTTCGTAAGCAATAAGTTGTCTAATTTTCATTAAACGATTTAACGTTACTGTTATTGTCTCATCATTTTTCTTATCATTACTAATACGTGTAAATTCCTCTAATTCCTCGTCGTACATTTTACTACTTAACTCAACAAACACGGGTGTAACAATCTTTTCTGGTAAATCTAAAATATCAGTTTTCATTCTACGAAGAACATATGATTTTGTTCTTTCTCTTAATTCATCTAAATTACTTGCACCACTTGTGTTCCACACTTTTCTATTTCCAACACTGAATTGATATCCTTTACAGTATCTACGAACATATGATTGCCAATTTAATGTTAGAGGTGAATCAACAATTTTTAATAAGTTAAAATAATTTATTGGTCTTGATGTCATTGGTGTACCTGTTAATAGCCAAACACGTGGTATGGTTTCTAACACATCATTTAATAAACGAGTTCAAAAGTAGACCCCCATTTACGACCCTCAACTATCAATACTCTTCTGTCTGTGTAATTTTTAATCTCTCTATCCCAATTTATTTTAAGAGATGCGGGACAAACAATTAATACTTTCTTCGCACCACTTTCCATTGACGCAATAACCGCTGCCGTCGTTTTTCCGAGACCCATATCGTCAGCTAATATAAACTTATTATTTGCTAATAATTTCTCAATAGCGACCTTCTGGTGTTCCATAGGAGGACGATTACTGTAAGGACTATAATCAATTACACGATTTAACTTTTTCTCCTCTTGTTGAATTGCAGATTTTGGTAACCACATAGCACTCATTTGGTCACTATCTAAAACTTTACCCCATATATGATACGCCTTATCAGATTCACATAACAATTTTTCACACCAAATTTTTTCAGGAGGAATCGGTAATAATCTTTCCTCCATAATTTTTTCTCCAAATGTGGAAACCAAATTAATATATTTTCGAGCAACCTTTGGACTCAATTCATAATATTTCATCACATATTCAGCTTGGGGTCTGGTTAACTTAAAATTTTTAACCTCATCTATCTTCCTTTTCCAATCCAATAATTGGTTATTGGAACCTTCGTAAGTTAATAATACTGTTCTCGCTTCAATCTCAGGAATTTTTATCTCCATATAATATATATAATATAACTAAATAGAATGAAAGATTAAACTATTTATAAGGATATGAATAATAAACTACCGATTACGAGAATGTCCAAGTTCCTTTCTCAGGACGACTTTGATTTAAATATTCAAATGGGTCAGGAGTATCTTCATGGTGATTTAGGATTAAAATTGGTCTTATATCGTGTGGATAAACAAAAAACAGAAAACGATGACGTTTACGCTGAAGTTGGGGTAGATGAAATTAAATATTTTCCACCAGTTGAGTTTTATGCGTTAGTTAAAATAGAGGAACCAAAGAACAGTTCATATAAAGGTGGATTATTAAGATATAACGAACCAGGTAATATGACGTTATCGGTTTATATAAAACATTTGGAAGAATTAAAGGTTGATATAAAATACGGAGATTTTATTGGGTATCCTGAATCTGAAACAAGAACAAGATATTATAATGTCTCAAATGACGGAAAAGTAACATCAGATAATAAACATAATATGTTTGGTTACAAACCATATTATAGAAACATTGTATGTACGCCAGTACAAGACAATACATTTAGAGGAGTATAACATGGGAATACCTAAAAGAAAAACAAATATTGAAATCTACAAAGGAACCGAACTCACTAAAAGGAGACAGGAACTTTTGGATAATATTACTAAATCAGATACAAATCTTCCCGATTCTATATTACACGACGATTTGGATAGAGGTATGTTAGATTATGTTACGAAAACATTTAAAGTTGTAACCGACGGTAAACAAATCCCAATTATTGATAAAATTCTTACAGTACAAAGATGGGGGGAGTTTATGCAGAATTGGTCGTTTACCGACGAGGATGGAAACATGCAACTTCCATTTATTGCAACCATTAGAAAACCAGACGTTCAATTTGGAACAAATCCATCGGTTCAAAGAACAATACCTGACAGATATCAAGTTTATTATGCATCAGTTCCAAATTGGAATGGGTCACAATTGGGTGCGGATATATATACAATCCCACAACCTATTCCTGTGGATATCACATATGACGTAACAATTATATGTAATAAATTTAGAGATTTAAACAAGTTTAATAAAATCATATTACGTCATTTTGCGTCAAGACAAGATTACACTATGATTAAAGGACATTATATTCCTATTGTTCTTGATAAGATTGAAGATAATAGTCCAATTGAAACAATTGACGGACGTAGATTTTATGTTCAGAATTACCAATTTACAATGTTGGGTTATTTGATTGATAGTGAAGAGTTTCAAGTTAAACCTGCAATCAATAGGTTATTCACTATGTTTGAGTTTATACAAGACAACCCAAAATTTGGTGTTAAAAAAGTTGTGAACTCTAATGAACTAATACAAACTGTAAATTTAGTTGGAGACGGACTTCAAAGTGTTTTTGATGTTGGTGAAAGTATCGGAACATTATTCGGGGTTTATGTGAACGATGTACTACAAACAAAAAATACAAATTATTTACATATTGCTTACACTTCAAAAATTGAATTTGTCGACCCTTACATTCCTACTGCCGGTAGTAACATTACTATTGTCTACTACAAAAGTAAAAATAGTAGAATAGTTGGAACTTCAGGTAGAATTTTTAGTTTTGTTAGAGAAGAATTTCAATATACAGGAACCGAACCTTTATTTAACAATGACATTAATAGACCCATGTTTGACACAAATCAAATGATTAATAGTGTTGTTACTGTTGAGATTAATGGATTAGCGGAACAAGAAGGTATAGGATTTATTGTTTCAGATGATAGTTCGTTTATTATATTATCAGATAAACCGTCACTAAATTCAAATATATCTGTTGGATATTTGTATTAAAACATAATTTATGTACGAATTTATAAAAGACAATGTTGTTTCAAGTCAGAGTCAAAATTTAGCGGTTAACATAACAACGGTTAGTTTTATTGCGGACGGAACACAAACTAATTTTAGTGTAGGTACCAATATCGGAACTCTATTTTCAGTTTCAATGAATGGTATTGGTCAAATAAGAGATTTAAATTTTACATTTATAAATTTCACAAGTACAATTACATTTTTAGTCCCCCCTATAAAAAACTCAGTAATAACAGTACAATTTTATAAAGGAACCAATAGTGTAATTTTAGACAATAAGGGTAAGTTATTACAATTTGAAAAAGAGGAGTTCATATACACCTCATCAAGAGTGTTTAATTTAAGTAATTCAATCAATAGTTTAATAACTGTAGAAACTAATGGTTTGGCTGAAGAAGATTCAATTGGTTTTGACATTACAGGAGATAAAGAAATTACTTACATTAATAATCCAATAGTAGGTTCAAAAATAAGTATATCTTATTTATACTAATCATCCCCATAAATGTCCTTCTTTTTAGGTTTACAAAGTTCCTCAATGTGTTTTTCTAATACTTTATATATTTTTAATCCATTTTTATCACAGTAATTTTTTAACATTTCGTGGTGTTTATCACCTATTTTAACGTTTTTTTGTTTGTTTTCCATATAAAAGATATTAAAAGATAAATAACTATCTTTTTAAGAAAAGTTCAGAAATCTTTGGTAAAAACAAAGATATTTATAACAAATTCAAACAGAGTATTCGTTTCTCCAGGTGTCTACACATCAGAGAAGGATCTAACATTCGTAGCACAGAGTATAGGTGTTACAACATTGGGATTAGTAGGTGAAACCTTAAAAGGTCCAGCTAACGAACCAATATTAATTTCAAATTTTGACGAATTTAAAACATATTTCGGAGGTACATCACCTGAAAAAGATGGTGCAGGTAATCCAAAATATGAATTAGGTTATGTCGCTAAATCTTATTTACAAGAGTCAAATCAACTATTTGTAACAAGAGTTTTAGGTAAAACAGGATATAAGGCAGGAAAAACATTCGGTATTAAAACATTAGGTACAAACGCCGATATTGTTGTTGCCGCTTTAAGATCAAGAGGTTCATATTCAGGTGAAACTTTAACCTTTGAGGTTACAGGGAATACATCTTTTATTATTAGTGGTACAGGAATTACAGTTAATCCATTAGCCGAGTTTGATATCACTGTTACAGGTGCAACAGGTGGAGCTAAAGTTTTTACATGTAGTTTAGATTCAACATCAACAAAATACATAACTAAAGTTTTAGGTACAAGTCCTTATGATAAAGACGGTACAGATGTTCCTTTATATGTTCATGAAGTATATCCGAACTTAACAAAAAACTTATATAATCAAGGTTCAATAAGTGGATTAAGTTTAAGTGAAGTTTATAATGCTGAAGGTGACAACTTTGCAAATCCTTGGGATACTCCAATGTCACCTACAGTAGTTTCTGAAGTTCGTGGTGGTAAAGTTGATGATTTGTTCGACGTTATCACAATTTCCGATGGAAATGCTGCAAATCAAGAAGTAAAAGTAACAATACAAAATATTAACATTGAAACAGGTGAGTTTGACATATTAGTTAGAGATTTTAACGATACTGATGAAAACATGGTAGTTTTAGAAAAATTCACAAGATGTTCAATGAATCCTGATGTTGCGGGGTATGTTGCTAGAAAGGTAGGAACTTCAAATGGTGATTATGTGTTGAATTCTAAGTATATTATGTTAAGTATGGACACTAACGCACCATCAAATGCATTTCCTGCAGGATTTAAAGGGTTTACAAATGCGGTTTTATCAGGTTCCACAAAATTAGGTAGTGTTCTTTATAAAACTGAATTTTTTGACTCAGGAGATACAATTTACGGTACAACAACAAGTAATGGTGACAAATTTAGAAAGACATCATTAGGTTTATCTTCAGATAGTAATTTTAGTTTTGATGCTGATTTGTTCAAATATAAAGGTTCAGGTACATTGAATAGTACTGATGGATTCCATTTATCGACTAACGCGTCTTCAATTACAGGTACAACATATCAAACAACACCTTACGATTTAGAAGGTCAAACAGACGCAAATAACAATAAATTAACTAATATTAATTTCCGTAAGTTTACATTTGCAGTATGTGGTGGTTTTGATGGTTGGGATATCTACAGACAAGTAAGAACATATGGTGATGGTTATATATTTGGAAAATTAACATACATTTCAGGTAACACTAATAATAATGGTTTATTTAGTACTTCAGCTGGAAACTCAGATTATTACGCTTATTTAGAGGGTATTAATACATACGCAAACCCTGAAGCTGTAGATATTAACGTATTTGCAACACCAGGTATTAACTTCTTCGATCATAGTTCATTAACAACTCAAGCAATTGATATGATTGAAACTGATAGAGCTGATTCAATTTATATTATTGGTGCACCAAATGAAACTGATGCTACTAATGTTATTGATGATTTAGATGGTATTGCGGTTGATTCTAACTACTCGGCAACATATTGGCCTTGGATTCAAGTAAGAGACACAGATAACGCAACTCAATTATTCATCCCACCAACAGGTGAGGTTGTTAAGAACATCGCTTTAACTGACAACGTATCTTATCCTTGGTTCGCAGTTGCGGGTTACAGTAGAGGTTTGGTAAATGCAATCAAAGCTCAAAAGAAACTTACTCTTGATGAAAGAGATGAATTATATAAAGCAAGAATTAACCCAATTGCCACATTCTCTGATACAGGTACTATTATTTGGGGTAACAAAACGTTACAAGTTAGAGAGTCAGCATTAGATAGAATCAACGTAAGAAGATTGTTATTAAGAGCAAGAAAATTGATTTCTGCAGTTGCTATTAGATTATTATTTGAACAAAATGACGACCAAGTAAGACAAGAGTTCTTAAGATTGGTAAACCCTATCTTGGAATCAATTAAGAAAGAAAGAGGTTTATATGACTTCCGTGTAAGTGTATCTAATGACCCAGAGGACATTGACGCTAACACATTAAGAGGTAAGATTTACATCAAACCAACTCGTTCTTTGGAATTTATTGATTTGGAATTTGTAATCACTCCAACAGGAGCTTCATTTGAAAATATCTAATCTAAAAGGAGATATAAAAAGAAGAAGGGTATCAGAAATGGTACCCTTTTTTAATGCTCCACGTAGAACCATATTATATAACAATTATACTATTATATCATACCCAGAATACTGGAACTAGATATACTAGTATTTATTATTGAAATATTAAATTATTAAAGGAGAGTAGTAAACTGGAACTAGATACTGGAGCCTGTAAAAAACTACGAAAAATAATTGACATAAACAAGTATTTCCAATAAAAAACTTAAAATAAAATTATTTTCCAATATAGATATATTTATAAGAAAGTAAATAACTTAAAAACTTTAACAAATACAATATGGCAGATTTATTAATGAAAATGCCGGTTCCTTACGAACCGAAAAGAAAAAATAGATTTATCCTAAGATTTCCATCATCTTTAGGAATAAATGAGTGGTATGTATTCTCCACAGCGAGACCATCTGCTAAAATTAAATCAGTTGAGATTCCTTTCTTGAACACAAAAACTTATGTTGCTGGTCAATTTGAGTGGGAAGAGATTAAAGTTCAATTTAAAGACCCAATTGGTCCTTCAGCTTCTCAAGCACTTATGGAATGGTTCCGTTTACATGCGGAGTCAGTTACAGGTCGTATGGGATATGCTGCAGGTTATAAGAAAGACATTGAATTGGAGATGTTAGACCCAACGGGAGTTGTAGTTGAAAAATGGATTTTACAAGGTTGTTTCTTAACAAGTTTGAACTTCGGTGATTTAGATTACTCAAGAGATGATTTGGCAACTATTGACGCTTCATTAAGAATGGACCGTTGTATACAAGTTTATTAATATAATAATTTTTCATATAGGAAACCGATATACCAGAAATGGGTATCGGTTTTTTTATTTAAAAACTTTACTTTATCATAGTTATAGTATAAACTTATATTATGGACGAATATAAAATAGACCCAACAATTGCGTACGACGTAGTAGAACTACCAAGTAGAGGTATACATTACCCAAGCAAAAAGAAATCAGTAAGAGTTGCTTATTTAACTGCTGCAGA